ATGACGAATATGGAGCTGAGATCCTTAACATAGATGATCTGGCATTATCTTTACTTCCAAAATCCGATCGAGAAAATATCAAATCTCAAAGACAATCATTGGCTGCCACGTTCTCTCACTATCCGGGATATTGGAAACCAGCTGGGGAACCGGCTTATCTGGTAAGGAAACAATCCCGTACTCGTGGAGATTGGGCACAAGAAATATTTAAGATAGTAACAGGAAACCCCTATGAATTATTGTCTTATCGGGAACGATTAGATTTTTTTCGAGAACTCTATCCGGGACATCAATATCCGGGATATTATGAATATGAATTTGAATATTACGAGAACGAAGATAAAGGTTATTCTTATCTATACAATTTGTTACCGGCTTATGATTTGAAGCATTTGAAAAATGATAGTTATATAGCTCTTTTCAATGAAGATAACCCTCGTAATCGTGTCAACGCTTACCAAAATGGAGGCGATCCCGATTTTATGGAGGATTGGGCCGACGAAATCAAAGCCGATTTGGATATCGAGAACGGGACTTCGGACCATAACCCCTCTACGGAAGTAGTCGAGAAAAACGTATTGGCCGGAGCCGGTGTATTGGCTATCGGTCTGTTGTTGAAAAATAATATGTAGCGATATGGTACGGAAAGACAGAAAAAAAAGAATCATCATGCCGTCCCGGTACAATGCCGTGCTTCAATCCCTGAAAATCTCGGACGATGGCGCCCTTGACGGTGGCGGGTTCGATGACGTGGTAGTTACCGGTCAGGATTTGCGCTGGAAGAAATGGGCCGTTGCGATTGGAGCGGTAGCCCTCGTTTGGTTTTTAGTCATTCAGGAAGAATAACAATATAAATAACTATGTATCATGTGGTTCGAAAATAAAGTAACAAGCAATAAGGAAGCATTCTTGCAGAAGGTACGACTAATCTGCGCGAAACTGGGTATAGAGCCCGATTGGCTTATGTTCGTCATGAACTCGGAAAGCGGGTTGAATCCGGCGGCTTATAATCCGAATGGCGGAGCGTCGGGCCTTATCCAGTTCATGCCGGACACCGCGAAAGGGTTAGGCACGACGACCGAAGCACTGCGGAAGATGTCGAATGTCGCCCAACTCGACTACGTGTATAAGTATTTTTATCCGTATCGGGGCAAGATGAGCTCTTTGTATGATCTTTACCTCGTTACCTTCTTCCCTGCGGCTCTCGGCAAGCCGGACGGTTATGTGTTGCAAACATCGACACTCCCGGCGAAGGTGATAGCCGATGCAAATCCCGGTATAGATTTGAATCATGACGACCGGATCACCGTAGGAGAATTTAAAAGGTGGATCGATCTAAAAAAAAAAGTATGGGGTTAGAAAGCGGATTCAACGTATTTGTCATTGCTGGCTCCATCATTTGCGCCGGTATAATATTGTGGTACATTTTTAAACGAGATAACGATGATTAAGCCTCTAAAAATCATATATAAGAATACGATCCGAACATCGAACGGGACGATCGAGAACGAGGGTCCAAACTCCCCCTCGATTATCATATTCCGCAATCAAGGCACATCGATTGCCTATGTATTGGGAAACGTGAAGATATTCCCCGGTGAATCGTGGCAGTTGAAAAACGATCCCGGAATCGTGATAGAAAACAGCTTTACGGTGACATTCGACACATCGGTTCCCGGATTAGAGAACAACTTAGCCGTTATTCGCGGATATTATAAAGATTAAAAACATTTCTGTTATGAACGAATATCAACCCTTAGACATAAATAGGAACCCTATCGGGGTTTTGCAGCCCGGAAAGCAATATTACATTGAAGGAAGCGGGGATTCGGTAGAATTGCCCGAAGCCGGTGTGTATATGTTGAGCGTTGAAAGCGGAAAAGTCATACAAATCGATTACCCGGACGGCACAGACAGCCGGTTAGTTTTGGCTACCGGAACGATTATCAGTTTCTATTTCCCTGCTGGAACGACTATTAGTGTCGGAGATGAAGATTTGCAGCTTAACATCAATAAAATGCGGTAAGCCATGAGTTTAGGAAGATTGGGATTAGTCCAAGCCGGGCAACCTTCGAAGAAGTGCCCCACGTTGGCGGAAATGACAGCCGATGCCACGGCCACGGCTGCCGATATTGTCGAGGGAAAGACGGCGTATGCCAGAGGCGAGCAGTTGACGGGCACACTCGTACCCGTTACAAAAATCGACGTGGCGGCGGAGGGGATTAAATTCTCTCATTCCACATTTAAGGAAGTACCGGAAGTATTCGATTTCTCGAATGTGACTGAGTTGTCATATTTCTTTGACTCCTGCCGATCTCTAATTTCTTTACCCTCGAACTTAAATTGGGGGAAAATGGCTAGCGTTGTAGCGGCTTTTCGTGGCACAACAAGTCTAAATGATGAAGTAAATATAGAGCCGTTAGATGTGCCGTCATTAGAAGGAATTTTTCAGAGAAGTAATATAAGTAAGATCTTAAATTTATCCGTTCAAAGTGCATATACCGCATTTAACGCCTTTGAAAGTTCAAAACTAACGGAAATAGGCAATATCGATTTACCGGATATCGTCACCGCAACATACGCTTTTTCAAATATTCCTATCGTTCATTTCCCGAAGATAAATATTCCGAAAATTGCTAATTGTAGCTTTATATTCTATAATAACCAATCCATGCAATCTCTTGAATACTGGGATTTTTCGAACGTAACAGAAGCAACAAACATGTTCAAGGGGTGCTCGGCTTTGTCGTCGATCGGCGATGTGATCTTCTTACACACCGCTCTATCGCTGGCAGATTCCCCGAATATCGATGAAGAGACTTTGAATCGACTCGGAGGATTTGCCAATGCTGCCGGAGAAAGCGGTGTAGCTCCATTAAAAACTTTGGGACTACCGGCAGCTACGTTGACATTTAACACGGCTGCACAAACTTATTTGGAAACAGAAGGTATCATAGCGAAACTGACAGATGAGAATTGGACGGTTAATTTCGCCGATTCGATGTAAACGGGAAAATGAACAAAAGAACACAATCAAACAAAACCTCATAAAAAACAAATACCCATGAATATAGAAGAAAAAAGTTATCAAAAAATTACTCCCGCAACGGAAGGTAATTACCTGACTACCCACCAAGAAGGCGGCGATATAAAGACTTACGAGGGAGTAAAAGCGATGTACACGCCGGCAGACTTCGACTCTTCAACCGTAAGGGAGATTACACCGGAGCAACATCTAAGCTACCAAAAAGCCAAAGAACAGGCTTTGCAGGAGGAAACAGAACAGGGAAATAATGCTTAATAACATATATATGCAGGAAAGAAATGTAATCTCCGGCATGTTGGCAAGTTGGCTAACCTCGTTCATCGAGTTCGTCGAGCCGGTGAAATGGTTCATCGTGGCAGCCCTATGTTTGATTATCGCAGATTTCAAATTTGGGATAGAAGCCTCAAAAAAGAGGGGAGAAACTATACGGAGGAGCCGTGCGATCAGGCGCACCGTCAACAAAATGATCGATTATATATGTTGGATATTGGTAGCTACCAGTTTCGGGGCGGCGTTTGGTCAACCTTTCGGGATTCCCATACTCCCGGCTATTGTCCTTTTCGTGATATACGGTTGTGAGATAAATTCCTGCTTCAATAATTATTTCGAGGCTCACGGGAAGAAGTTGCGGATAAATGTGTTCAAGTGGGCGAGAAGCAAGTCGGATATTATAGAACCGGAGGAAAATAAAAGCGATTAACCGTTTGCATAATAAAACGATACAATATATATTTGCAGTAGGATTACAGATATTTATTCCTACATAAATATAGAGCGTGCGAAATCACCTAAAACTATCCTGTGTGAGCGTGATCTCCTTAAACTAAAAGAAACGAAAGTAAGAACGTATTTAACGGAACTACCTGAAACACGAAAATGAAAAAGCCGGTTAATCACCGGCTTTTCTTGTTTTTAATAAGATATCGGACTTTCCATTTGTGCTTTTTCAAGTCCTTCAAGAGTACTTTATTCTTTATCTGATAATCGAGATGTATCGACATGGATTCTTGTAAGGACTCTTCCGCATTTTGTATGCTGTTCCCGGAGACGGCTAAATCGATGGAAGGACAATAGGCGATATAGGCATTATCTTGTTTGAAGATGTAGATGTGGAATACCCCTGTAAGCAGATTACCGGAGATTTCTATTTTATCGGTACGAGGTCGCATAACGTTTACGAGTCTATTTGTTTATATATGATTTCGGGTGGAATAGCCGATATTTTCGAGAAGGCGAAAAGTTTCTTTCCCAAGTCTTTCAGCGAAGCGCCTATATGGTAGATTTCCCCATCGATGATTAGGAACCGATCGTGCGCCTTTGTGTATAACTTGACCTTTACAGGCGAATATTGAGCGTTGAATCGCTTGATGTCAAGCTCTAATTGCGGAGTGATCTTATCCGTATAAATCACCACCGACACCGATTTTTCTCGTTTCCCGAATAAGGTCAGGACAGACTCGTCTATGTAGTTGTCGAAAAGGACGATACTCTTTCGAGCTGACTTGACAAGATCGCAAACGAATTTGTAGGCGTCGAATATCTGGCCGGCAAAAAATATTCCCTCTATCGGTGGTAAGGAATGGCGGACGAAAAAATCTACTTGGTTGCTGAGCCTTTGTATTTCGGAGTCGTGTTCTCTCAGTCGGTTATCGATTCTTTTCTCTAAACTGTCGAGCTTTTGATTGATGGAATACCCTTTCAGCATGTATTCTTTTAGGACTTTGTTCGCCCACTGGCGGAACTCAACGCCTCTTTTTGATTTCACCCGATATCCGATAGAAAGAACCATATCTAAATTGTAATATTCCATTTGATAGACTTTGCCATCTGTGGCAGTTGTCGCAAATTTTGCGACAACTGAAATATCGGTTAATTCTTCTCTTAGAGCATTGTTAATATGTTTGCCAATTGTTTTTATGTCTCGGTCGAATAGTTCAGCGATTTGTTGCCTGTTTAACCATACTGTATCGTTCTCTAAACGGACTTCCAGACTTACAGCACCTTCTGGTTGATATAATACGATTTCACTCTTTTGTTCCATCTCTGAATAGTTTTTGCAAATGTACATAAATAATTAAAAAACAGTGATGAACTTCTGAGATATGAGTTCACCGGGTATTGGTCTCGTCGTATCAATTCCGAACATCGTATTATCTACACGGTTCATGATGATATTGTGACCGTTTTTGTCTCCATGAGATACTATTATGCAAAGTGAATTTATAGAAATTCTATTTTACTTTTATATTGGCAAAATCAATGACTTGACGATTGGTAATGTTTATTTTTTCGGAATCAAGATCTGTATGAATGTCTATTAATGCGATTACCGGCCTACCATTTACCTATTAGGTCCATATTTTTAAGACTGGATATAAAAAGAAAAACACTGATAATTAATTATCAGTGTTTTTATAAATCAGTCGGGGTGACAAGATTCGAACTTGCGACCACACGCCCCCCAGACGCGTACTCTAAACCGGGCTGAGCTACACCCCGCTGAATTGGTAGTGCAAAAGTAGTGGTATTTTCTATACTGACAAAATTTTGAACAACTTTTTTACTCCTGTTTTTCTTCGAATTTTCCTAATTGCCTGCAAGAGAGTCGGTAGGGGTTATAATTTAAATAGGTCGCGGTATAGGTCGAATGCTACGAATATTTCTTCCTTATCGACGTGACAGTCGATGACCGGTTTGCCGATGGTTTGCAATAATGTGAAGTTGATGTATCCGGCTTCGTTTTTTTTGTCGTGGGTCATCAACTCGTAGAGTGTTTCGTAGTCCTTACAGGTAATGGGAAATGCTCTGTAATGGCGATAGATGTATGCTGCCAATTCGGAGATTGTTTCGGACGGAAATTTCAAATAACGGTGGGAGAGTAGTAATTCGCATATGAGTCCCCAAGCCACGGCGAATCCGTGAGATATGGGTGTTTCCCGCTTGTGTGAAAGGCTCTCGAATGCATGACCGATGGTATGACCTAAATTCAAGGCTTTGCGTATTCCTTTTTCAAAGGGGTCTTCGGCGACGATACGTTCTTTGACTTGTATCGATTCTTTGAGCAGTGGCAGAAGTTTTTCCCAATCGGGCATGGACAAGTCGAAATCAAGCAATGAACGGTAGGT